CCTTGTTAGAAAAAAGACCAGCCCTTTGCATTACGAATTCATCCGGCATCTTGTCTTGCTTCGAAAAGTTGCATTTACGGCATGCAGCGACAAGGTTCTCCGGATCATCTGTTCCGCCTTTGGCTACGGGAATGATGTGATCGACTGTGTTGGCTTCCATGCCACACCAATAGCATTCACGCCCATCTCTATTGAGGATCCTTAGCCTTAGCTTCTTCCATGTGGAGCTGTTGACCTTGCGCTGTGAATGTAGCGTCATTAGTAATGCCCTACCTTTTCATGGAATCTCCACGCATTACACATTGAACCATATCGATGATTGATGTATTTGATTGTGGCGTCTATCTGTCTGTATGGATCTAGGTTGCGATAGTGCTGTGAACGCATCTGTCCCAATCCGAAGTGACTGCCATTCTTAGCCAAATGATTCCATCGAGATTCTTTGTAGATAATCTTCGAGAAGCATTTGTATTGTTCTTCATTGATAAGCCTTGAATGTGCATACAGCTTGTATTGATCTGTGTTTGTAGCTTGTGCGGGTTGCATCTGTAAGACCATCGAGCTTAGGAATAAGCAAAGGATCCCCACAACCGCCAGACTCCTTAGCGAGCTACACGCGCACACGCGCTCGCTTGCAGAGCTGGACGGTAGCATGAGTGTCAAATCTATCGAGTTATCCACAGGATATTGAACGGCCTGTCGGCGTGTTGTCCACAGGTTATCCACAGGGCTCATCCGCAACACTCAAATGTGACAAGCATCGATGGAAATGGTGCGCTTACTGTGTGACCGCCAAATTTAAGCCTTCCCTTGATGAATTTAACATCGGCATTTGGCAACACAAGCTCATGGAACCATCGTGTGTCTGTACGAGCTGGCAAGAGCATCACGACTAGATCATGGTGTTGAGACGCTTTGAGCACCCAATCTTTGATGACTCGACCGTAAGGTGGATTGCACCAGACATGCCCGTACCAATCGGCTTTGAGTCCATCCCTTCGAGCTTCATCCGGATGGTCTAATCCGAACCATTCTGAACACAAAGCATTTGTCGAGCTTGCAGCAACATCCAAATTGAATCCGTGCTCTTCATTCAGCACATTGAATAAGTCTCTCGGAGTAGCCCAATCATCGGTTGCACTCGGTGGCATGTAGGCACGGCTCATTGATGTCCCCATCCTTTACCCTTAAAATGAATTGGATTGGCTGTCCATATCCGAGACATGGGAATCATGCATCCGTCACAGTATGGATCGCGTTGAAGTTGGTCTGACATCGACCTACTGCACGTCTTTGTCTTTCCGCACACTTCACATCGAAAGTCATATTCAGCCACGGGCATCCGCTTTCTGATTGATTCCCATGACGCCACAGCTTAGACATTGAACCATCACAACATCGTCGCCTAGCGGCACTTCATTCTCAAAGACTGCGTGATTTGTGACCTTCTTTTCAACCCTGCATTGGAAGCGTAGCTTCTCCATGACTGCTCCTTCTCAAGTTCTCAATTGGATGCAAGTTGTATTGCTCCACCCAGTAGGTCGGTTGGTCGCGTCTGCGCCACTTTTGATTCTTAGCAATCGCTACGGGAATCCAGCCTTTGAGCACATAATTCGGGCTCTTGCCTGTCACAAGAATTGCGATGTCTGTGCTGCGATCTCCGTCGTAAATGATGAGACTGCCTTGATCGTACTTCGTCCATTTGACTTCAATGATTGATCCGACATCGGCTGTCCGCTTGAATCGTGAAGCTCTGGGATTGAAGTCCTGAATTCCAAAGTATTTCGCCACAGCGATTTCAGCTCCAACGGACTCTGCTATCTCACAAATATAATCATGAAATGACAGATTCTTATTGTAACGAGAGACATGATCCGGCTTGCCTTCAATCTCTTCAACTCGTTCAATGGCTACTTTTGCAGCTGTCCATTCATCCTCATGCGAGATTTTCATTTTCATTTGCAAGCCTTACAAAGCCAAATGATGTCGAGTCCCTGATACCGCGTGGATTCTCCGCCTTCGAGCGGTTGCCACTTTTGGCATTTGTCGCACCAGTCGATTTGGATCGGTTGATTCTCTCGAATCTCTGTCCCATCCTGAAGAATTGTGAGTGTTTCCCCGTTTGGCTTTTGAATAAATAGTTCGCCCATTACATTTGCTGCTTCCATTTGCCATCGCTACCCAAGACCAACCAAATCGGTGTGCATTGGCTTGCTTTCGCTTTTTCGGTGCAGAAATATCCAGCCCACGCCTTTGGCGCATCCGGCTTTGAATCTCGACGAATCATGTGTCCATGTGCGCAAATTGGCGACTCTGATTCAATCTCGCCGCCAAGCTTTGATTGGATTTCTTCGACGGCTGTTTTTGCCGTCGTAAAGCCTTTTTCCCAAATTGGCTTGCTCCACGGATCTTCATCGACAAAAGCTTTTGGCAAATGCTCGACCTGCTCCATGTTCTCGCGTGACGGCTTTTCGTCCGTACCGAGCACCACAGACGCACAGCGACCGATTGCAGAGCTGACTGTGTCTTCGACATACCATCGCTTCATTTGAGCGTTGTAAGCCCCAACCATGCCATGTGCATAATCAATGGCGGCTGGCTTCTCATCCTCGTAATGACGATAAATCCGGCACTCGATGAGAATGAAGCCTTTCTCCGGTTGCCAATCAATGATCGATGTTTCGATGCGGTTGGTCGGATAAGTTGAATGGAGTCTTTTGACCTTTTGATTGACTGTCTCGTAATTGTCTAGGAATCCCATTATTGATTCACCGCCTTGCGAGCTGCAATCTTGCCGCGAATGAATCCTTCGCGCTTGCCTTCTTTAAGTCCTAGCGTGTATCCGCCTGTGAAGCCTGTCAAGACTCCCAGCATCATCCAAGCTGCCACTTCCATGATTGTGTACATATTTGCTCCCGATCCGGAAGCGTGTCTCGCTCCCTGAATAAAGAGTGAAGCAATCTGCTGACATCGTCAAGAATCCTGCGTGTTTTTGGGCGTGTCGATTGGCTTTTCGGTCGGTTTATCCTTCATACCGTTGGACGCGAGCACAGATCCAAGTGCTCCTGTGAGGAAGACTGTAAGGGTCGTGAGTATGTCGATGAAAGCTTTGTCATTCGGAGCTTGAGCCCCAATGGGCTGTGTGACGAATATCAGAGCGTAAAGCATTCCCAAGACCGAGAATGCAAAGACCAACGCTAGACAGACACCGATGAAGACAATTAGCCGAGCTTTGAGCTGCTCATTTGTTAGCCGTCTTGACGGTTTCGCTGGCATCGAAATTTTCTCCAAGTATGTCCGAAGTACAGATTCCCTGAACCTTACATTGTGGCGGATTGCATTCAGGCTTTTCCCAGTTTTCGAAGAGCTGACAGTCATACCGCGTCCATCCCTGATATTGACTACATCCGGAAAGCCCTAGCAAAAGACCCGAAGCTAGAGCGATCCGAAGTAGTCCCCGAGTCACTTCCCCTTTAACCCGAAAGCTGAATCGTTTGGATTCAAATAACGCAAGACCACCGGTAGCACAGCTGCGAGCCCTGCTCCTGCGATTGCCTTTGGATCCGTAATCCCTGCCATGTACACAGCGATTCCAGCTGCTAGAAATGAGCGCGCCCATGAAGCTGCAAGTCCCTTGATTTCTTTCATTTCTTTTTCTCCTTTTTGAGAATAGATTTTTTCGGTGCAATAGCTTCAATGGCTGGATATTCGCCTTTGTATGGGACATATTTTGGACGACCGAAGCCGACCACTTCTTTCCCAATAGTTCGGCTTTTAACCATGACCATTCCGCCGTTGCGCTGATCGCCGCTGCCGGATGTGTTTCCTTCGATGGTAGTGATCGTCTTGCCATCGATTCCAACGACGATTCCCACATGTGAAATCCGATCGACTCCGTCCTGTGGAAAATCCATGAATGCAAGATCGCCGATTGACGGTGTCTCACTCCATCGAGAGATTTCCTTGAACTTATGCGCCCCGACGGCTGTGGAGACAACCGAGTGAACCTTCACGCCAGCTTGTGCAAGCACCCAATTGCAGAATGAACCGCACCACGGCAAGCCATTGGCTTTTGTGAACGCGCCGTATTTCGTTAGGTTGTCCCCTTCTTCGATTGTGCCGATTTCAGCCTTTGCAATTTCAATTGCGAGAGCTGCGCTGCCTTGTGGATAAGTCATGCTAAAAGTGCAGCCATTTCTTCAGCTGTCAATCCAAGCTTATTCAAAACGGCTTGCTTGCTAGCTGCTGAAGCGGCTTTGGCATCGCTTTCGCTTTGTTTGGCTTCCAAATCTGCTGCTCTTTCAGCCATTTCTTCATCGTTGAATTCGCGGATTATTACTTCGCCAGTTTCGAGATTCGTGATACAAGTTTTTGGGCGCATTATGAGACTCCATATAGTTTGATTGTTCCGGCTTTGAGATTGACGGCATCTCCTGATTCGAGCTTTATGCTGGTTATTGCATCGGTGCTATTCCATCCGCCCGAAAACATTCCTGTCCAAGTGACTCCACCGGATCCGCTTCCCCAGTTACCCACGATTTGTTTGTAATCTCCGCTAGCATATTCTGGAATCTCCATGACAACAATGCCACGATATCTTGTCGAATCGGCATTCTGTGCAAAGTGAAATCCGGATCTGATTGAATTTGTCGTGTTGTTGCCTTCTCCGTAGAAGCTTGTATTTTGCTTTGAATGGATTCCGTAAATGTAATTGTTTCCGGTGTCGCTGTTAAACTGAATCTTGAAATAGTCATTTCCGGTCGATGCTGATTGAAGACCAACTCCAACGATTACAAGCTTTTTGTAAGTTCCGGCGATTGATGTGAATGTGTAATTCGTGACAGTATTGTTCAAAGTTTTCGTGTCCAGCAAAGTCATGCCGCCCGCGCTATTTGTAATCCAAGCTAGTCCGGTGGCAGCTGTTGAATCAGCTGAAAGGATTTGTCCGTTTGTACCTACCGCTAATCGAGCCGGAGTGTCCGCCGCTGATGCAGCTATAAGATCACCTTTTGCATCGACGATTGCATTTTGAATCGCATTTGAATCATCTTGTGCCACCCATGTAAACGCCATTTGTGTGTTGGATGTTTTTGAGAGCACTTGTCCTGTTGTGCCACCACGAAGTCCAACGAGAGAAGCATCAATTGAATCGCCAAGCGTCTCAATTGCCGTTGCTCCGTCTTTTACAAGGTCGGTCGATGTTGGTACGACCCACCCATAATTTGGTGTTGTTGTTGCCATTTCTTCTCCTTATGCGACGACGGTTGCTTCCAACCATGTAAGTGTAGGCTCGATTGTGTTCCATGTTTCGACGACAGGCACATCTGCCCATGTGAATGCCTGAAGTGAATATGCCACCGGAGTGACATAAAGCGAGAGTGTGAGTGAATTGATGCCAGCCTGAAATTGCCAGCCTTCAACAAAGCCTTGAAAATTCAATCCCATGTTGAGCGGAAGATCCGAGATATTGACAGGCATTCCCATGAAGACGGACAAAAGGTTGTTGCGATCCGAATCGTCCAGCTCCGGAGATCCAAGCGGAAATGAAATCTGATTGAAGTTCGCTTGTGGATTAGCTCGGAGCTCTAAATAGAAAGCCGCTTGAGAAGTCGCATCCCCAGCATTTTCAAGACTTGTTGTGATGTTTTGAGCCAAAGTGCCATACAGGGAAATTGATGCGGCATCTGAATTTGTGACTTGAGCTGCGTTTTTGTATGTGAGCGTAATGTAATTTCGGACATCGCCAGCTCGGACAGCTGTTTGAAGTCCGGTGGCAAATGCGTCATTTGCTGAAAGATTGACATATCCGTTTGCCGCAAGATATTGGGTTCGATGGGTGCTGTCTGCATAGCTAATCTGTCCGGCAGAATTCTCATATAGATATCCAAGTCCGGAAGTTGCCAAGGATGAGACTAGCGAATAAATATCGGTGACATCTGATGATCGAGCTGCGAGCTCATAATTTCCAGCATCGATTTCACCTAATCCCGTGTTGAACGCCTGATTCCATGTCAAAGCCGGATCAACCGCATTCCACGCCAGCGCGGCTGGCACTCCATTCCATCGAGAGAAAAGGGCTTGAGACAGGATTTCTTCAATCTGTGCGCCGTCCAAGTCTTTGGCTAAGACTCCTTCGGTGAGCACCTTTGGAAGCCTTGAAAGGGCTCCTAAAGCCACGATGGAGATTGTTTGGGTCACTCCTATCGAACCACCGGATTGAACGCCCACAATGAGATCCGTGATAGATCCGCCAAAGATAGCGACCGGAGTGCCGGACGAATTGTTGATGTACACAGTTACAGCTGAATTGATGCTCGCCGTGATAAGGGAATCGTCCAAATCGATGAGAGTCAAATTGCAATATCCGGCGATGGCTTGAGAATAAATATCTGTGCGCCCTGACCCGATATTAAGGTTTGCGAGAGTCACATCCTTGTATTCGACTCCATCGATGTCGATGCTCCAAGTCGGTGTCCATAGGGTCATACGAAAGCGAACCTATTCGCGCCTAGAGTGCCACGGGCATTTGATCGATTGAGGACATCGACGATTGTGCGAGCTGTGCCTTCAGCATCGATTGCGCCGTTTACCGTGATGTTGATTGTGGAGCCCATTCCGCCATTTGGGACGATAGTTCCATTTGAGCTAGGGACAAAGAGCTCTGCTCCGCGTTCGCCTACGACATACGGAGTCCCAGCCGATACGGATCCGCCAGCTGCTCGAAAGCCGCCAAAAGCTGATGAGATTGCGCCGCCAATTCCTTGAACCAAAGGATTGTTTTTAACTAGAGAAATTAGATTTTGAATCCCATTGACAACTTGATCGATAAAACCTACAAGCCTTTGGAAACCACCAATTAAATCACCAACGAGATTGATGACGACATTTAAGACCAGTCCAATTCCTTGAATCGCAAGCTTCAAAGCCCCACCAAATAAAGGCGCTACAAAATCTTTCAAGAAATCAAAAAGAGCTTGAAATTCCTCTTTGTTGTCCATGACTGCGTCTTTGATGTTATTGAATGCAGATTTGAAACCTTCTAAAACAGGTTTAAAAATGTTTTTAATGAGATCAATGTATGTTTTGAAAGCATTGGTCAATCCATCTTTTCCACCAACTGAATTCATAAAATTTGTGATTGCTGGAATCACAGTTTTTACGATGGTGTTAATCATCGGAGTGATTGCATCTAAGACAAAGGATCCGACAGTCTCTTTTCCTTCATCAAAGGCGTTTTTGAGAATTGCCATTTTTCCAGCGAAAGTATCCGCTTTGGCAGCAGCTTGACCGCCAAATGTATCTGCAAGTTTGGCTGTAATTTCTTCCATCGACATGGTTTTAAGTGCCGCCGAAGTAAGCCCAATTCCTAATTTTGCAAGTGAAGCTGTATTTCCTTCAGCTGCCTTTGCCATCGCATTCGTGACGGCTTCAAGAGACTTACCGGATCCAGCTGCGACATCGATGGCAACGGATTGAAGCTTGAGAGCTGCATCCGAATCCTGTGTGGCGCGGACAAGTCTTTCGAAGCTAGGTCGAAGTTCGTCATCGGTGATTCCGGTAAGAAGTGAAGTCTGAAGAATCTGATTTTCGACGGCAGCGATTTGAGCATCTGTCGCGCCTGTAACATTTTGTAATGTAACCGCCAGTTTTGCTTGAGCCGCTTCATCCGCAATAGCCGATTCAACGCCTTGCTTGAGAAGTACCGCACCATACGCAAAAGCGGCTGCACCAGCAGCAGCAAAGGCGGCTCCGGCTATTTTGCCGAACTTGCCCATCTTGTCGCCAAAGCCTTGAACTTCTTGCTCTGCGCCTTTGACTCCGCGCTTTAATTCATCGAAGTCCGCGTCAAAGGTAATCTTTACTTTTGGAATGCCAGCCATTAGTCAAGCCCCAATTTCTTCACGACGGTTTGCACCATCTCCGCATATTCACGCGCCACGATTGGCACATAATAATCGACCGCCGGAGTGATCCAGTAGCCGCGTTTATTTGATGGAGCTTTGAATCTGTCCGTGTATGGGCGACCTAAAGAATCCACGCCTTTGTGAGATCCGAATTCTGTTCCCCAAAGTAGTGCGCCAGCTGGCGCGGCTTGCTGCCTTACCTTTGCGCCTTTGCCTGACTTAGATTGCTCGCCACCATACTTTCGACCGACCTTTTTGGATCCACCAATATCAACACGAATCAACCGATCGCGTTTGGCATCGATAGTCTGTGCGACAAGCTTTGTCTGTGGAGCCGGAGCCGATTGGCTAAACATAAGAAGTTGTCCGGCAAGTCTTTTTGACAATGGAAGAGCCCCATCGCGAATTTCTTGCTGTGTTTCTTTGTCGAGCTTGTTAAGTAAGCCGATGAGATTGCGAAATTCGACAGGATCGACGGTGATGGCAAATGTGCCTCTACCTGCCTTGTTTGCCATTTCGCTTCTCCAAAATCTCGATTGCCGTGTAAATCTGCTCCGCCGTCTCCCACTCTTTCATCGGAATCCCTGTTGCAAGTGCTAGTTCAACTAGGACGCGATTCAAGCTTCCGACGGCGTAGCTTTTGGGACTTCAGCTTCTTCGGATCGAATATCGTCCACGGTATCGCACCAAATTTCGTATGGCTTAATAGGCTGTCCGGCAAGCTCTCTTTTCTTTGCGTTATACGCTAGAAAAAGAAGATCATCAAGTCCGACATTTTCGCCGAGCTGTGTAACCTTCAAGCCTGTCTTTCTTTCCCACTTTACGAATTCCGGTGTCGAAGCCGTGAACGATTCCGATTCTCCTGAAAAGTATGTAATTGTGATTCCTGTTTTCATGCTCCCGATTTCCTATCTCTTAGCTGAATGTCTCGGTAGGTGCGCCGACGACTTGGAATGAAAGTGACACGGTCTGTGCGTCCGGTGCTGATCCGCCGACATTTGGATATGTAGGCAAGATATTGCAAGCGAATACGGCTCCGGTCACAGCTGTGATTGAAGCTGCCAAAGTTGTGTTTGGTGCTGTCTCTGTAGCTGTCCAAAGTGATTCGCAAAGTGAGCCGACGGCTCCCCAATCTGCGAGCATTTCGACATTGAGAGTCCAGCTGTCATCGATCGCTTTGTAGGCGCGACCATCAAGTGTCTGATATGTCTCGATGACATGGTCTGATTCAAGTGAGACTGTTGTGGCTTGTGCATCGTAATTTACGGTAGCGATCGTCAATACTAGATCGCGTCCGGTGATGACGGTCGTTGGCATAATTACTCCTAGTTGGTTTGTGTGTATTGGGTTGAGATGTCGATTTCACAAGCTAGGACTTCGGATCCACTTGCGAGCGTCATCGGGATTGGATTTGACACGGATCCCACCGTGTAACCCTGCGGAATAACCGCAAGAATGCTCATGACTAGCTTCTCGATATTGTCGAGCGAAGCTGCATTGTTATACATGGCAACGCCAACGGTGATGACAAGATTAATTTTGACACGGGTTGAAGTGCCAATGAGATTGGGCTCTAGGTACGGTGTATTTGGCACGATGGCAGCGAATGGCACTTGTGGAGCCTCGGGTACGGAATCATACGGATTGATTGCAACGCTTGAGATTGCTGTCTTAAGTGTGCCGCGAATCGTGGTCGCTATAGATGATGCGGTCATGCCAGCATCGCTCCGGTGTCCAAAGATTTTCCAAGTATCCCGATTACACGGCTCAAGAGTGAGCGACCCATTCTGTACGGCGTAGGCTGGAAATCAATGCCTTCAATTTGTCCGCCGGCAGCTGTAATTGATTGGAAGATTTCAACTGATACGACCATGATTGCTTCGTACACGGCAGGATTAGACGCGTAGATGGTCGCTGCGTCATAGCCGGAAAGATAAGTCGTACCATGCGGAATAACCGCGTTCATTACAATATCGGCGTTTGTCTTTGCATAGGAAAATTCATATTCGGATCCGACAGCTGTGACGGTCTTTGTGCCGTCAAATGTAGCGTCACCAATTGCAACGACCGCGCTGGATCCCACAATGTAATTGTGCGGAGTATTGGTTGTTAATGTGGCGACATTTGAAGCAATTCTGCGATTTGTAACCGCTGATGAATAAGAGACAAGAAGAGGAAGAATCGTGAGCTCGCTAGTGTCAATTACTTTTGCAAGATAATTGTCATCATAAAGAGAAGAGCTCACGCCTAGGACATTCCGTAGCTGCGCCGGAGTGACTATTGACATGAGCTCTTCCCTTCGTCTGCTGGACTGACTCGGGAGCGAATCAGTCCATGATTAGATGTGGCGAAATTACGCCTTATTTACGCCGAACGCGCCAGCACCGATTTTTGTCGCACATGCGCCAAATGAGTACACGCCCACGGTTATGGATCCGTCCGCTGTTGATTCAGCGCGTAGCTGATAGCTTGGGGATTCATACCATGTGTAAGCGTCCGGATTGATGACGAGAATTGAATCGTCTGTGTCTGTTGTCGCAGCTGTGTTTGCTGTTACATAGAGATCAAGTCCGGCGATGTTGCCGCGTAGTGATGTAGGTGTAACAACGCCAGCAGCGTTCATTGGCTGTGATGCGTTGTAGATTGGTCGTCCGCTGTCGTTAAGTGACATCGCGTTTGCCCATTGTGATGTATTCATGAGAATGTTGCGAGCAAATGGATTTGCAAGACCAGCTGTTGCACCATAGACGGAAGCTGCACCGCGAGAGATAAAGCCAAGAAGCTCTGCCGCTGTTGGGTAAGTTGCAACTGTTGTTGCATCCGCTGTCGCACCTGCTACAAGAATGCTGTTTGTGTAGGTGTCCTGTTGCTTCGCCATGGCTGCAACCATATTTGAAAGAAGCTCATTGAAGAAAAGTGGACTTGTGCGCTGGAGCAACTCAACTGAAAACTTTTGCTGCCCTGCGAATTTCTTGACATCGACTGAAACAAATGCAGAATTCTGATCTGTCTCTGTGAACGCTGCATCTTCGGCGACTGTTCCTACCGCTGGCGCAACTGTAATTTTTGGAATTTCGAAGGTCATGCCCGCGTCCGGAAGAACACCGCGAGAAATTGCATCGATTGATGGACGGACGGTTGTTGATAGTCCGTTGATAACTTCAGCAAGCTGACGAGTTGGTACAAGACCAGCGTTGTCTGTTGTGTTATCGGCTGCGAGTACATACTGACGCGCATTTTCGTCGCCCATAGCTGCCATAATCTTGTTCTCAAGATACTTTGCAGCTGTAAGCTCGATGCGTGGTGATGAATAAGCTACAGACTTTGCTGAAGCTGTTACTGACTGTGCGGCTTCTACCGTCTCGACGGTGTCCGCGTTTGTGACGGTGTTTTCCACTTCGTCTCCTTCTGTTGTTGGTGTTTCTTCTGGATCCGGTGTGGATTCAGAATCTTCTTCGCCTTCGGTCGCCGCTACTTCGGAGACGCGAGCTGATCGGACAGCCGGCTCTGATACAAGTGCAACGCCGGTCAATTCGCCAGCAAGAACGCGCATAGTGCCATCCTTTTCGTTGATGTAGTCATCGACAGCCAATTCGATTGAGAAGCCATCGCGCAATCCTTCGCTTGCTTCGATAAGCGCGTCATTTCCGGCGGTTGTATTTGCGACCTTGAATGTGGCGTTGATGCTCATCTGATCATCGGAAAGAGCAATCGAAAGTGGCTTTGCAATTCTGCGTGTGCGATCGTGTTCAAGATTGAGAAGCACATCCTTCGGCTGAATAGATCCTTTCGCAAAGACGACCTTGCCGGTTGATGCGTTAGCGGCTTCTTCAAATGCCACGATGCGTCCGGTGATTGTGCGCGACTCTGAATCCGCCGCTGTGATTGTCATTGGTGTTGTGAGCTTCATCCGATGATGTCCTCTTCTTCTCTGATTTCTTCGACCGACATCGCTCCGATGCGGTTCAAAATTTCATACACTTGCGCTCTTTCGTAAGGGTTGCCACGCAAGAAATCGTCCAAGTCATAACGCACATATTGAGAAGCCGGAGTGAAATCCGTGAGTGACATTCTCTGTTCAATAATTGTCAAGATTGGACGGATTGAAAAGTCAATAAGATCGCGACGCTGATTGACAGCGTTGGAATAAGTCATCGATGATGGATCAGCCGATGCGAACCATGCCGGAAGCCCGATAGCACGGCAGAGCTCGAGAGCAAGATAGTTTCTCGCTTCATTCATTTGAAGA